TGCCAACTTTGCGCCCTAGCAAGACCCATGCCAACTTTTGGTTATGCAAAAGTCGTGCCAATGTTGATACCGGGGGAGGGGGTTGACTCATGATTATAATTGTAGTAGCCACTCAGGCACAAAATAGGTGAAAATTAGGAATATTACACCATGTTTTAACAACTGTAAGTCATTGATTCAACACGTGGTTGTTACTCGTGCCGCCCAAAGGCAAAAATAGCTTGACTTATGTGAAGACTTGTGTTATACTATAGTTGTAATTAGGGACAATTTGTGTTATGACCACTGAACCAGAGGTTAATCCTCCTGAGTTAAAAAAAAGAGGTCGTGGCAGACCCCGGAAGTCAGAAGTAGCCGCTGTAAAACCCGGTAACAAGGGTAAAGTAGGCAGACCAAAGGGTGACGCTGCTATAATCAACGAGTACAAAGCTCGTATGTTGGCTTCACCTAAGTCAAAAAAGGTCCTTGAGACTATTTTTGATGCTGCACTGGACAACGACCATAAGAATCAGGCTTCTGCTTGGAAGCTAATTATGGACCGTATGCTACCAGTAGGTGCATTTGAGAAGGAAGTAGTGAAGGACGGTAGTAGAAACGCCATACAGATCAACATAACAGGTGTTGGTTCTGTAGACGTAAGCGACCCTAGTGACGTGATTGAAGGAGAAGTAGTAGATGAATCTTAAGTTCTTTACACTGGAAGAGTTCAACTGTCAAGTCACTGGTGAAAACAAGATGGAACCTGAGTTCCTACAGAAACTTGATCGTTTACGTGGTGAGTGTGGGTTCCCGTTTGTCATAACGAGTGGTTATAGACACCCCATTGAACATCCTATTGAAGCTGCCAAGGAAGTTCCGGGGACCCATGCTCAGGGCATTGCTGCAGACATCCTAGTTCAAGACTCTGTTAGCCGTATGGTGCTTGTGGAGAAAGCTTTGGAACTAGGCTTCAAGGGCGTAGGCATAGCAAAAACATTTGTGCACGTGGACACACGAGGAACAACTCCTGTGATGTGGTTGTACTAATGAAGTTTTCTCACGGAGACGCTCTAACAGCAGGTAGTAGCAACACTATCCTTGATGTTCCTTCTGGTTACGACGCAATCGTTACTTACTTATTTATTTCTAACACTACAGGCAGTAGTAAAAACATTGATGCACGTTGGGTACACAGTGGTGTCAATATTGATTTCTTAGCGGGTAAAAACGTTGGTTCAGGAGACTTCCTAGAGTTTGGTGGTCAGTACGGTGAGTTTCTAGTGGCAAAAGAAGGAGACACATTGAGCTTAACTCCTGAAGCTGCTTCTACGTTTGTCAGTATCATTTCTTTTGAATTAGTACCAGCTACCCCAAGGCTTAACTTTTGACGGACTTAGACATTGAGTTACTGCCGTGGCAGCAGGAAGTCTGGGCTGACGACACTAGATTTAAGATAGTAGCAGCAGGTAGACGTACAGGTAAATCAAGGCTTGCTGCTTGGCTGCTAATTGTGAACGCTTTGCAGGCCGAAAGAGGCCATGTGTTCTACGTAGCGCCAACACAGGGTCAGGCCAGAGACATCATGTGGCAGACTCTGCTAGAGCTGGGTCACCCTGTAATCTCAGGTAGTCATATTAACAACCTGCAGATTAAGTTAATCAACGGGGCCACCATTAGCCTCAAAGGTGCCGACAGACCAGAGACTATGCGTGGTGTGTCACTGAAGTTCCTAGTGTTGGACGAGTACGCAGACATGAAGCCTGACGTATTTGAGCAGATCCTAAGACCTGCACTGGCTGACCAAAAAGGTTGTGCTATGTTCATAGGTACGCCTATGGGTCGCAACCACTTCTACGAACTGTACAAGTACGCTGAACTAGGAGACGACAAGACTTACAAAGCATGGCACTTTACTTCCTATGACAACCCAATACTTGACCCCGAAGAAATTAACACTGCTAAAAAGTCTATGTCTAGCTATGCGTTTCGTCAGGAGTTTATGGCGTCATTTGAAGCTCGTGGGTCTTTGAAGCTCGTGGGTCAGAAATGTTTAAAGAGGACTGGGTAAAGTTTGACGACGAGGGTTCTGGCGAAGGAGACTACTACATAGCTGTTGACTTAGCAGGTTTTGAAGAAGTTAACAAGAAACGAACTAAGAACACTAAGCTTGACGAGACAGCTATAGCAGTAGTAAAAGTTAATCCTAATGGCTGGTACGTGGAAAACATTATATACGGTCGTTGGAGTTTAGACGAAACTGCAGCTAAAATATTTCAGGCTGTCAGGGACTACAAACCAGTAAGTGTGGGTATCGAAAGAGGCATAGCAAAGCAAGCAGTAATGTCTCCTCTAACGGACCTACAGAAGCGTTACGGTACGTTCTTTAGAGTTGAAGAGCTAACCCATGGTAACAAGAAAAAGACTGACAGGGTGATGTGGGCGTTACAGGGCAGGTTTGAGAATGGCTTTGTGACACTCAACAGAGGCGAGTGGAACTCTAGGTTCTTGGACCAACTGTTTCAATTCCCTGATCCACTAACTCACGACGACTTGGTTGATGCTTTAGCTTACGTAGATCAACTAGCAAACGTAGCGTATGACTATGACTACGAAATCGACGAACATGAAATTTTAGACGTAGTAGCAGGATACTAATATGAGTGAAATATTTGAGCAGGACCCTTTGTTGATAGAGGAATCTATTGAAGACTGGGTAATCACCAAGTGTGAAGACTGGCGTGACCACTACGAGTCAAACTATGAGGCACGTTTTGACGAGTACTACAGACTCTGGCGTGGTATCTGGGACCCTGCAGACTCCGACAGAGCTTCAGAAAGATCCAGAATTATATCACCTGCGTTGCAGCAAGCAGTAGAGTCCAATGTTGCTGAGATGGAAGAAGCCACCTTTGGACGTGGTAAGTGGTTTGACGTAAGTGACAACATGGGTGATTCCCAGAAGCAGGACGTGTTGTTCCTACGTAATAAACTCACGGAAGACTTTGAGGACTGCAAGGTTCGTAAAGCAGTAGCAGAGTGTCTCATCAATGCAGCCGTGTTTGGCGTAGGTATTGGTGAGGTTGTTATTGAGGAAATGAAAGAGATGGTCCCGGCTACACAGCCCATCATGGGTGGTGACTTACAGGCAGTCGGTGTCAACATCATGGAGCGAGTCAAAGTTAAACTCAAGCCCGTGATGCCTCAGAACTTCCTAATTGACCCTGTAGCCACCAGCATTGAAGAAGCCATGGGTGTGGCTATTGACGAGTTCGTGAGCTTACATCAGGTAGAGCTGCTGCAGGAACAAGGCGTGTACAGGGACGTGTACGTAGGTACGGCAGCGCCGGACTCTGACTTAGAGCCTGACCAAGACATCACAGTCTTTAGTGACGACAAAGTTCGTCTGACGAAGTACTACGGCTTAGTGCCACGAGAACTACTAGAGAACGCTACAAAAGAAGAAGACGAAGAAGAAACAGAAGTAGTAGAACTTGCGGAAAGCAAGCCTAACTCTAAGTACGTAGAAGCAGTAGTTGTGATTGCCAATGGTGGAGTCCTGTTGAAAGCAGAGGCTAACCCTTACATGATGCAGGACAGACCTGTAGTTGCTTTCCCGTGGGACGTAGTACCCGGAAGGTTCTGGGGTCGTGGCGTGTGTGAAAAAGGTTACAACTCACAGAAAGCTCTCGACACTGAGTTACGAGCTAGGATTGACGCCCTGAGCCTCACGATTCACCCAATGCTGGCTATTGACGCTACGAGGCTACCACGCGGTGCTAAACCAGAAGTACGTCCGGGTAAGATGATTCTAACCAACGGAGATCCTCGTGAAGTACTACAGCCTTTTAATTTTGGACAAGTTAGCCAGATCACGTTTGCTCAAGCAAGTGCTTTACAGCAGATGGTACAACAAGCTACTGGTGCCGTGGACTCTGCTGGTATTGCGGGTTCAGTCAATGGAGAAGCAACGGCTGCTGGCATTAGTATGTCTCTTGGTGCTATCATTAAGCGCCATAAGCGTACACTGATTAACTTCCAGCAGTCCTTCCTGATACCTTTTGTCAAGAAGGCAGCCTATCGTTACATGCAGTTTGACCCTGAGAACTACCCAGTGGCTGACTACAAGTTCAACGCTACTAGCAGCTTAGGTATCATTGCAAGGGAATATGAAGTCACACAGCTTGTACAACTACTACAGACTATGCAGAAAGACTCACCGTTGTACAATACGCTAATTCAGTCCATCATAGACAACATGAACTTGTCTAATCGTGAAGAACTTATTGCAGCAATGCAACAAGCGATGCAGCCTAACCCAGAAGCACAGCAGATGGCACAGGCAGCACAACAGGCGCAGATTGAGTTCCAGCAGTCACAAACAGCAGCACTAGGTGCACAGGCTCAAGAGTCTGCCGCTAGAGCTTCTAAGTTGGCTGCAGAAGCACAGGCTGTACCTATGGAGCTAGAGATTGACCGTATCAACGCAATCACTAGGAACCTCCGTGAAGGGGACGCAGAAGACAAAGAGTTTGAACGCCGTATGCGTGTTGCAGACACTCTTCTGAAAGAACGACAAATCAAAGGTAAAGAAAATGTTGACAGACAAAGAACTCCAAGTTCTCCTGAGCCAAGTAGACAGGTTTCTCCAACCCCGTTGGGCGCAGTTAGAGGACTTGAAACGCCAAATAGAGGAAATCAATAATGCCAAGGGAGAAAGACCCACGACTGGAAAGAGCAGGAGTAAGCGGCTACAACAAGCCGAAGAGGACTCCTAATCACCCTACTAAGTCGCACGTAGTAGTTGCCAAAGAAGGTGACCAAGTTAAGACTATTAGGTTTGGACAGCAGGGAGTCAGTGGTGCGGGTAAAGCCCCTAAGTCTGAGAAAGAAAAAGCCAGACGCAAGTCATTTAAAGCTCGTCATGCAAAGAATATTGCAAAAGGTAAAATGTCAGCAGCGTACTGGGCAAACAAGGAGAAGTGGTAGTGGCAGGTCTATATGAGAATATCCACGCTAAACGCAAACGTATTGCCGCAGGTAGCAAGGAGAAGATGCGTAAACCGGGTTCCAAAGGTGCACCCACCGCAAAAGCTTTCAAACAAGCAGCCAAAACAACCAAAAAGAGGAAAAAGTGATGCCTAAAGTCGGAGGAGTGAAGTACCCTTACACAAAAGAAGGGAAAGCAGCAGCTAAGAAAGCAGCTAAAAAGAAGAAAAAGCCTATGAAAAAAGGCTACTAAATAACACTTGACTTTTAACTAAAAATATGCTATACTATAACTGTAGTATAAACTAAAGGAAACTTATGAAGCCTGAGCTTGAAACTTACTTTAACAACTACAACGAACTCTTCAATTCCGAAGGTTTCAAACAACTCATTCAAGAGCTTTCCAATAATGCAGTAACTTTAGCTGACATTCAGACAGTTAAAGATACTGAAGACTTCTTCTTTAGGAAGGGCCAAGTTGCAGCTTTAGCTTCCGTAATTAACTTACAGGGAACTATTGAAGCAGCTAGAGACCAAGCAGAAGAGGAAGAAGAAGTAGATGATTAAAGTATACGACTTTCGTTGTGACAACGGACACGTATATGAACAGTTCGTAGACTCTAGCACCAAAATAAGTAGGTGCAAGTGTGGTGCTAGTGCTACAAAAATGCTATCTGCCCCGGCTTTTGTACTTGATGGACACACTGGGGACTTCCCCGGTAGACACATGAAGTGGGTAAAAGAACACGAAAAAGCAGGTAGACCAAACTCATCTCCATAATGACTAAGTTCACGGAGTTTAATTATGTCTAAAGCGACGATGGTTGATTTGCAACCTGAAGAGGAAAATGCAGAAGAAACCATAGAAAACGAAGAACAAGAGATTCAACACGAAGTTGAGCAACCTCAAGTAGAAGAACCTACAGTACCAGAGAAGTACCAAGGCAAGTCCTTAGAAGAAGTAGTACAGATGCACCAAGAAGCTGAGAAGCTTTTAGGTCGTCAGTCCTCTGAAGTAGGAGAACTTCGTAGGGTTGTAGATGACTATATTTCTAGTCAGACGCAGCCAACAGCACCTCAACAATACGTTGAGCCTGAAGACGATATAGATTACTTTACAGACCCTCAAGCAGCAGTTAATCGTGCTATTGAGAATCATCCTAAGATCAGAGAAGCTCAAGAGTACTCTGCTCAGTACAAAAAACAATCATCTCTGGCAACGCTTAATAACAAGCACCCAGACATGCAGGAGATCCTTAAGGACCCTAAGTTTGCTGAGTGGATACAAGCTTCAAAGATCAGGACGAAGTTGTTTGTAGACGCTGACCAGCGATACGATGCGGAAGCTGCTGACGAACTGTTTTCACTCTGGAAGGAGCGTAAGGCAGTAGCACAGCAGACAGTGCAAGTTGAAAAGCAAGCACGTAAGCAGCAAATCAAGGCAGCTAATACAGGCAACACACGAGGCAGTGCTGAAGGGAGTCGTAGGAAAGTGTATCGTAGGGCCGACATTATTAAACTAATGAGAACAGACCCTGAGCGTTACCAAGCTTTATCTGAGGAAATCTTAAGAGCTTATAGCGAGGGTCGAGTCAAATAATCTAAAGGAGATTAAGACTAATGGCTACTGCTACATATCCCGGAGCAGCGGGTAATACTGCAAAGACGGAAGCAGCAACGTTTATTCCAGAAATCTGGAGTGACGAGATTATCGCTGCTTACCAAAAGAACCTGAAGATGGCACCTCTTGTCAAGAAGCTCGCTATGAGTGGCAAGAAGGGCGACAAGCTTCACATCCCTAAGCCTGTACGTGGCGACGCAAATGCTAAGGCTGCTGACACTGCAGTTACTATCATTGCCAACACCGAAGGCGAATTGACTGTTGACATCGACCGTCATTTTGAGTACTCACGACTCATTGAGGACATCGTTGAAGTACAAGCTTTAAACAGCTTACGACAGTTCTACACTGAAGACGCTGGCTACGCTCTGGCTACTAAGATCGACACTGACCTCCACTCTTGTGGTACTGGTTTTGGCGACGGTGGCGCAGTTGTGTTTTCTGGTACAGTAGCTCCTACTGACTACCAGCACACTGGTTGTTTCTTCAACGACGCTGGAACTACGACTCAGTACACTGACGACACAATGGACGCAAGTGACGTGTTTACTGATGCCTTCTTCCGCAACATGATTCAGAAGTTGGACGACAATAACGTACCTATGGAAAGTAGAGTACTTATTATCCCACCTTCTGTT